CTTTCGGCTGTGAATGGGAATCACCGCTCCGGTATCGTCATACACTGCACCATTCGCCAGCTGGGAAAGTTTGTTGGATAGACTTGCAGCGTTGGCGGCGGTGATCTCGCCATCCGGCAAGTCTAACACCAATTCCTGTTTCAATTGCTGATATCGTTCTCTTTCTTGCTTAGAAAGACGAACTGGAACTTCTGTCAACAAAAGTTCTGGCATTTGCAAATAATCAATCGCTTTCATGGAAATGGTGATGTCTGAAATTTTATCATAGATTTGTTTCTCTGCCTGCGGCAATGGCTTGTAAGAATAAACCACCATCCCATTTCGTTTATCCGGCTGAAAATAGGCTGTTCGATATTGTCCAATAAATCTTCCAAGTCGCTGTCCCATATCCAGCAAACGAAATTCCGCCCATAAATCCATCAAACCATTACTGGACGGTGTTCCCGTTAAGCCAACAATGCGTTTCACCTTTGGTCGAACTTTCATCAGTGCCTTGAATCGTTTCGTCTGATGATTCTTAAAACCGGATAACTCATCAATCACCAGCATATCGAAGTCAAACGGAATATGGCTTTCCTCTACCAGCCAACTGATATTCTCACGATTCAGAATGCAAATATCCGTCTTTGCATGCAGGGCTTGTCTGCGTTCTGCGGATGTTCCAACTGCTACACTGTATTTCAGATGCTTCAAATGTTCCCACTTTTCAATTTCTGCTGACCAAGTATCCCGTGCCACACGAAGGGGTGCAATCACTAAAACACGGCGGATTTCAAAGCGGTCAAACAACAACTCGTTGATTGCTGTCAATGTTGTGACAGTCTTCCCCAACCCCATATCCAGAAGAAGTGCTGCCACAGGATGCTCCGTCAAAAACTGAATCGCATATTGCTGATAGTCGTGCGGAATGAACTTCACGGTGTTTCACCTCCGACTTCATCCAAAATGGGGCGGATTTGTTCCAGACTATCCAGACAATACACGGAAAAGCCCACTCTCTCAAGCTGTTGTTTTCTCCGGATTTGTAACGCCCGCATCTTCTCACCCGGAGCCTTTACTTCCACAAAAGCAATTTTTCCACCCGGCATCAATACGATTCGATCCGGCACTCCATCCGTTCCCGGACTTGTAAACTTCCAACAAAGACCTCCTCTGGACTGCACCTTTTGCACGAACCGGCTTTCAATCATTTTTTCACGCATTTTAGCCCTCTTTTCAAGTTTTTTCTTTTCTGGGGTGATGGTCTGTTACGGTCAATATATAAAACCCCTTTTAGGCTGAAAATTTGGTAAAAATTACCTATAGTAAAAGTTTACGAAATGACCCTCTCCGACCGTCACCCCCGCCCATTATTCTAAAAATTCTGACTTGATTTTTAAGCCATAAACGATGACACCTTTCTTGGTTCTCTTTCGTTCAAACCCTGCATTTTCCAAACCCGTATAAAAGTCTGTCGTGCTTCTGGTATACTCTCCATTTCTGGAACAATACGAACGATACTCCTGATACAATTCGCCTGATTTTTGCTGGTAGGTCTTATCTACATCACAGCAGTCTTCCAGAAATGCCGACATCCAGTCGTTGCTTTCCCGATATGCGTGGATTGCTTTTTTGACGCACTGTGGAACTTCCAGTTTGAATTGTCGGTCAATGACTTGTTTCGCTCCCTCCATCACCCAAGACAGAATTGATCCGCCAGCGTGTTCGACCAGATAATCTGCAAAATTCTTGATGTCAGATTTCCCCTCCAGCTTTGCCAGAAACGGGATCACAATCAATCTCCGCCATGTTCCGGCATCATTCGCACCGACTCTCGGCAGATGATTCGTGTATAGCACCAGTGTATGAGCAGGTGTATAGCGGAACGGGTCTTTGTATTTCTTCTCCGCTTGGATTTCATCCGTGGAACAAAGCTGCTTGATGACCGCCGTATTCAACCGCATTCCTTCTTCCAGTTCTGCTGCAATCACCAGTCGTTTGCCTTTGAGTTCTGCCATTTCTGGCTTTACATTTCGCTTGCAGCCGACCGTCAACGCATCTGCGGACATTGTTCCGCTGTAACTGCCCAGCACCCGTGAAATGGCATTCCAGAAGGTGGACTTGCCGTTGCTGCCTTCGCCATAGGCAATCATCAATGCCTCTTGATACACTTTTCCAATCGCACAAAGCCCGCAGATTTGCTGCACATAATCTATTAAACTTTGGTCGTCGCAGAAAAAGCAATGCAAGGCATCTTTCCAAATTTCTTCCCCCACGTTGTCCGGCGAAACAGCCGTCATTTTTGTGAGGTAATCTTCGGGGCGGTGTGGTCTTCCACCATTCACGCCTTTCTGCAAGTCATAGGTTGCTGTCGGGGTGTTTAGCAAGAACGCCTGACTGTCAAAATCTGCAATGTCTTTCAGCAGCATCGGTTTGGCTGCTTGTAATGTCGCAGAAATGTACTTCATATCTCTGCGTTTCATGACGAAAGCCCGGTAAGTCAGAGCAGAGCGATATTCGATGTACGCTTTTCTGCTGGTATCATCCACCGCTTTTTCCAGCACCTTTCCGCCCTTGGAGATTGTTTCGGCATCTATTCCGCTGTCCAGCAGCATCTTGTGTGTCATTTCCAGCGTTCGTTCTGCTTCTTCCAGTTGCTTGTCCAGAAATGCTTCACATCTGCCGACTGCTGTCTGCTTTGATTCTACCCAATGTGTTTTCAAATAGCATAAGTATTCGGTTGCATCTGTATAGGCAAGTTCGCCTTGTACCTGTTCTGCAAAAACTTTTGCTTGCCCAATATCGGAATAATCCTCCGGTCGCAGGCTATACATCTGCCCGTATAACTCCGGAGCAATATATCCGTCCTGTTTGGATACTCGCTTTCCGAAATTTTTTGCACTCTGCCAAATCATGTGCAGTTCTGATTCCGCCAATGGTGGGTTGCACTTTTCTGCTGCCTTTTGAAACAATTGATACGCTGCCTCTGTATTGCCATAACGCTTGATCAGTTTCCCAGCGATATGACTCATTGTGCTGTTTCTGGAGCCTTCTTGGATTAATTCCGTCTGAGCATCCCATTCTGCAAAAGCATCTTTTTCAAAAAATTCAGCAAGCGTCAGATTGCCTTGATACCATTCCACTTTTGGATTCTCCACACCAAAAAAGAAATGTGCCTCGTCCAGTGCCTTTTCATCAAAGTATGGAAAGTATTCTCGCACCTCGTTTTTCAGATGCAATCGTCCTTCGACAGACAACGCCTTATCTGCTTCAAAATAGACGTGAAACTTAGGACGTGCGATTCTGTTTCCCTTGTTTTTCATGTGGTTTCTGCTATAGGCAACTGCGAACGCTACATCTGGAAATGTCAATGCCAGTTCCAAAGGTGTAACCCAATCTTCTGGATTTTCAGAATGGCTATTGTCGCAATCAAACATCAGACAATCGCTCTCTATAAAGCTGACATTGCTTCTTTTGTCATCCGTGAATTTTGCAGAAACATGGTCAAATTGCACCGCAGACTTCAAACTTTCCTCGTCAATTACCTCTACATCATTCGGATATTTGATATTTTTTGCGTTTTCACGACAAGTAGCAGTATAAAGCGTAAATTTCATTTCTTTGCCTCCAGTTCTGCAATCAGCGTATTTGTCTGACTCATAATTCCACACACTTGCTTTTGTATATCACGCAAAGAGTCCATAGTAATTACATCTCCAGACTGTTTGCCATCTTGCCCAGTTAATAGATAATCTGTCGACACGCAAAAGTAATCCGCCATTTTTAGCAAAATTTTCGGTGAGGGAGCAGTTTCACCTTTTAGGTACAGAGAGACTGTTTGCGGTCGAACTCCAACGTGTTCAGCCAGTTCTTTTTGTGTAATTCTTCTGCGGTACGTTGGATGGCACGCCATCAATTTTTGCAGCATTTGTGGGAATTGATACATTACTCTATTTCCTCCAGTTCTTCTGTAAAATACCGAATGGTCATATGCCGCCGCTTCGCCCATTTGATTTCCTGCTGCATACCCTCCGACCGCACAGAACCAAACACCCACAGCTGGGCACACTTTGACAGCAGTACCAAATTCATGAACATCGCTGTCTGACGATCTTCGCCCAGACTGTCATCCATGAATTGCGGAAACAGCAAGTGGGGAGCGATAGGGACATAGTGGGTATCTACTGCAAAGCGGCTGTATCGTCTGGCGTTTTCGATATTGTCATTGATGCAGCCGTGGGAATAGGGAGAACAAATGTATACCAGCGGTCGATAAGCGGCAGCCTTTTTCGCCCTGCGTTCCTCTCGTTCAATACGGCTCAGTGCCTCATAAGCAGTGAGGTCGATGTATCCCTCAGCGTTATACAGATTCATGCAGTGCTCCTTTCAGCCGCTTCAGTGTGCAGGCATCGCAGTAAACGGCACTGCTGAAAATGTCAAAGTTTTCTGCTGTCCAGAAAACACTCAGATCCACTGGTACTTCTGCACCGCACTGTGGGCAGCGACAGTATACGTTTTCGTTGTTGATTTCCACAGAGATACTGGTGGTGTCATTCAGATTTTCTTTGATGTAAAACATATGGAATCCTCCTAATCTTTCTTGTAAAAGCTGCATTCATATCCGTCTGCCCGAAGCAACAGTCCCTTTGCCCAGTCTGGCGTTCTCGCCATCTGCTGACAGATCTCATCCAGCTTTGTATCTTTCGGGCATTCGATGATCATTTCATCGTGAATATGACCGACAATGAAGTATTGTGATAGCGTTTGCATGGAATAGAAGAGCAGATCCCGTGCGGTCGCCTGAACAATGTTTTCGACCAGCTTGCCGGAGTAAGTTTCCAAGCGTTCCCACTTTTTGCCCGTGCCAATGCCCTCATAGGTGATAGAATCACCGCCGAAGCGATTTTCACCGATGCGTGGCTTGACATATGCCAACCGTCTGCCGGACAGCAGCTTGATAAACAGAAAGCCAGATTCATAAGAGAAGTGAATGCCGTGGGTCTCTGTTTCGGTTTTATCCCGCACAGCTTTGATGGCCGCATTTTCCACATCCCACCACAACTGCACAATGTGTGGAGAAGCTGTTCGCCAGTCCGTCACAATTTGCTTCAGTTCTGTATCGGACATTTCCGATCCGCCCATCGCTTTCATTGCTCCGACCGAGCCGCCGTAGCCACATGCCAATTCTGCGACCTTGCCTTTCTGCCGAAGATGTCCGTTGATGCCGTGCTTGACTACTGGCACGCCGAAAATCTTAGAAGCAGAGGCACAGTAGATGTCCTTGCCCTCTGCGAACGCCTGCATTCGCCACGTTTCGCCGGCAAGCCATGCAATCACTCTTGCTTCAATGGCAGAGAAGTCGGCAACAAGGAACTGATAACCGGGTTTTGGAATAAAAGCAGTACGAATCAGCTGTGAGAGCGTGTCCGGAACGTCTTCATACAGCAGTTCTACTGTTTCTAAATCACCAGACTTCACAAGCTCCCGTGCTTCTTCCAAATCGGGAAGATGATTCTGTGGCAGGTTTTGCAGCTGAATGATACGACCAGCCTCTCGACCTGTGCGATTTGCACCATAGAACTGAAACATGCCTCTTGCACGACCATCCGAACAGACGGCGTTCTGCATGGCCTGATACTTTTTGACCGAGGATTTTGATACTTGTTGTCGCAGTAACAACACCTCTTGCAAGTCCGGCGGAGCGGTTTTCAGCTGTTCCTGTACTTCTTTTTTTCCCAACGATTCTAACTCCAGTCCATGTTCCGCCAGCCATTGTTTCATTTGCTGAACAGAGTTCGGATTGTCCAAGTCGGTCAGATTTTTCAGTAGATGCAATAGCTTGTCCTTTGTCAATGTGTCCATACGAATTGCTTGCTGCACCAGCTGCAAATCCAGTTGTATTCCTCGATCGTTGATGGACTGGTCAAGGGCATACTCCTGCCAGACAAATTCCGGCACAGGGAACCGAGCAATTTTTTGTTCAATCGCTTGTTCCGTTTCCACATCCCGTTTGTTGTATGCCCGAAAGACGTTCCATTTCTCCGGAGAATCGGCAGGCGTATGAAATTGTGGAACGCCGTTCACCGTGTCATATGGTACGCAGAAATAGCGAATCAGGGCTTTCCCCTCGGACATTTTTTGTTGCTGTAACTGTAGCACTGCCCCCACGCCGGCAAGGCTCAGCGGCAAGCCCAGATAGGCAGCCGCCACCATCGTGCATCGCCATGCGTTCGGGCTGAGGTAGTTGCCGCAGGCATCCTCCGGCAATCCATAGGAAATGAAGCATTCCGGATAGTTTCGCCGCAGCCAGACCGACAGGCAGACCCGTTCAAAGCTGGCGTTGAAGGCGTGCTTCTGAATGCGGTCATCCGTCAGAGCGTTGAGGATTTCTTCCGGCAGCTGTTCGCCGCAGGCAAGGTCAACTACCTTCACTGGGGCATCGTCCACGGAATATGCAAAAAGCAGAATATCAAAATACGGGGAATCCGCATAGCGGTAAACCCCGGCTTTTGTAATATCCACATCACTTTTTGTTTCTAAGTCAATCATCAATTTTTGCATTGTTACACCTATTACCCACCCGAACAGATACTCCGTCAGTCGCCCACCCGACATTTTTGCTTACTTGTGATTCTTGAAATGATCAATCAGTGCAGCAACGGAAATTGCTGCCCAACAGAACATTGAAATGCACCAAAGAACCGCAATAACAACGGAAAGAATTGCCTCCATTTTTCTCACCGTCCTTATTACTAAATTGCCATTTTAGTTAATCAAGGAAATCGTCACTTTCAAGAGCATCGAAATCATCAGCAGCATTGGTATGTCCACTAAGCGGTTCACCATCCCGTACCTTCTGAATATTGCCCAAACCGCAGGCAATGCCCTTATTTCCGTTGCTGTTAAACGCATAGAATGTTACTGCAACTCTTGCATAGCAGCCACTGTAGACCTCATTCTGATCGAGAATCGGCTGTACCTGCTGGTCAACGATCTGCGGAGGAGTAGTGCTATTTGCATTGACAAAATAGCAGTCTTTGTACACTTCATCCTCCGGACGTTCTGCATCGCCATCTCTCAGCGGCAACTTCAGAGCAGCCTTACTCGGCTTCTTTCCTCCGAACTTTCCAATGCCATCTTCAATGGCAGCATCAATTGCAGTCTGAATTTTTGCAAGAGTTGCCTTATCAGACTTCGGAATCAGCAAGGAAACACTATACTTTGCAGCACTGCCGTTGATGGATTTCGGTTCCCAGATGTTTGCGTAACTCAAACGCACAGTTCCTGTAATCACTTTTGTTTTTCTTTCGTTTGCCATTTATTTTTCCTCCTGTATTGTTTCAAAATCTTTTTCTGCGGAATTCCAAGTCGGTCGCTTGTCCGAAATTGGTACAAGTGCAGGCTTACCCGGCGGTTTGTATGTGAAATCCCCAAGAATTTCATCAAACTTTTTCTTTCCGCCAAGCAGCTTTGTCATTGCGGTAATTCCCAGCAGTTCCGGTTCATTGTATGGATTTTTCCCATAGGACTTGACCTTTTCAATGACTTTTGCCTCATCGGTATACTTTCGATTCGACCGACCTTCCACAACTTTGTACCCATTCCACTGTTTGCCGGAAATTGCTCGCTGCAAAGCATATTCCTTGATATCGGATGCCCATGAAACCAATTGATCGGCTTTTTCCAATACTGCCTCGATTTCAGTATCCACCAGCATTTCCGGGGGAGCAAAGTCATACTGTGCCAGCTGAAGATTGTATTCTGCACGCTTTCGGCAAGTTGCCTTCACTTTACAAAACCGACAGTGTTCACCAGCACAGAAATCTCCCTCGCCTTTGGATGCAAGTTCTGCTTTCGTTTTCAATTCTGTTTCTGCCCAATGCAACAGTTCAGAAATAGGCATAACGCATTCACTAACGCTCTGGATTCTCGGCTGAAAAATCACCATCCGGATTTCTGCAATGTCATAAAGGGCATCAAATAGCTGCAATGCACCCAGAGCATACAGCATCATCTGCGAGTTGTGATCAGCAGATACTGCTACGCCCTTACCATACTTAAAGTCAATGACAGTCAGGACATCATCTGCAACAATCACGCAGTCGCCCGTACCAAAACCGCTGGGAACATATCGGCTGAAATCCAAACGCTGTTCCACTAAAACAATCGGTTCTTGCAGATTTGCCAGCTGTTCGGCAATGTACTGAGCATAGCTGTCCGTGCAGTCTTCCATTTCTGCATCGTAGAAGTCTAAGTTCTCCGTGGGATTAGATGCCGGATTGCCAAGCAGCTTTTGCACTTTGTACTCTGCCAACTCGTGGGCACACGTGCCTTCCAAGGCGTAGTCTGTCACGGTATCCGGCAGGGCAGCACAAAGCTGTGCGGACGGCGGACACGCCAGCCAACGAGCACTGGATGAAGCAGAAAGCACTGCGTGTAAACGGTTTGCATGATTGTTAAGTTCCAATCTGCTTCGCCTCCTCTAACAAGACCGCATATTCTTCGGGAGAAACACCAGACAGCTTTGATGCCCCGTGTTTCTGAAGCAATGCCTTTACTGAATCTGTAAAACCAGAACGTGACTTTTCTGCCAGTACCGCTCGAATCTCAGAAATAGAAACTGCCTGCGTATCTTTCACAGACACCGGCTTCTGTACAGCCTCCGTATTGCCTTCTTCCGGCGGATATACCTGCTCAAATGTCTGGACTTCCCGTTCTGTCATGGTTTCCGCCATAGCTTCCAATTTGTCTGCCAATTGACGGATTACATGAATCACATCCAGTAATGTTGTAGGTTCTCTACTCATTTTCTTTGACCTTCTTTCTTAGCATTTTTGATGGGAATTAGAAACACGCCATCATGCACCACCTCCTTCCATAAATGCAGTCGAAAAAATCAGCATAAAATCGAACCCCATCAGTAGAAAAATCAAAATTTTTTCTTGATTTGGGCTTTGATTTTCATCATACGATGCCGAATTGCCGTTTCCGATACGCCTTCTTCTCTTGCTACCTGTGTCATAGGATTTCCTTCCACGACCACTCTGCGATAGGTATCCTGCTGCTTCGGCGTAAGACTGGACACAACCTCATGCAAACGCTGGATTTCCAAAGATTCCACTTCAGTATCGACAGGTTTTGCACAATGTTCTTTCACCTTTCGCTGTTTCAGATTATGATACACCTCACGGTCATCCAACTTGTGCAAAAAGTCGATGATCTCAGTGCTTACACCCTGTTCTCCCGGATGCAGCACAGCGACTGTTCCATCTGCAAAGCGATAGATATAAACGGATCTGGCTGCTGTTTTTGTTTTACGAAATTTCATATACATATACATGACTCCTTTCTGATTGATAGAAGTCAGCTTGCAAAAAAAACTCAAGTGAAGTCAAGTATATGAAACAAAAATAGCCGAACAGCATATAAAACAGTCGTCTCATATACTATCCGGCTATTTAGTAGTCAAATCACTCCGTTGCTCGGTATATTATCTATCTCTTATCAGCCATGCACATCTCGGATCGGCAGGAAACTTTCACGATGTTCCGGCAGTTTGGGCATTTCAGTTCAATAATCACTGGAATTTTAGGTAGCACAGAAATATCAAAGGCACGTTTCCCACATCTCGGACACTTCATCTTATACACCTGCTCACACCTCCAATATCAGTTCACTGTATGGCAGTGATTCTGTCCACTTGCAAAATTCATGCCACTCATCAAGTTTATGATTTTTTCTTGCTTGGCAGGCATTTCGCAGCACTTCATAGTTCAACACTACAGTTCTTCGCTGATTATAACTTTCCGGAAGCATCTGAATCATCTGCCACCAGTAAATCTTCTTTTTGGTTTCCAAATACTTTTCTCGTGCTTTATTGAGGGCTTTAATTGTGTACATAAAATCTTTGAGAAATTCTGTTCCTTCTTCAGCACCATTAAACAGATGTTCGCACGAAAAGTCATCCAATGTAAATTCTTGCTCTGCAATTTTATGCATTGTAGAGCAAGAATCAGTAACCGTTCCGACTTTGTACGTATCAAACTGTTTCCACCAATAAAGAGGGGCAATTATATCACAACTTACTGTAATCATTCGCATAAACTTCCGATGATCAGTACCTGCCTTAACTAATTTTTGCATTAAAGCCATATCGTTATCCCCAATACAAAACGGATTTTTTCCCAAATCGCTCCATGCCCAGCCACAATGAGAGCAACCCAAATTGTTGCATTTGGTTGTTATGGGTTCCTTGCAATAGCAACTATCCGACTTTTCCCAACTATTCATCGGATTTCGCATTCCCCGTATGGCCGCTTCCCATCCATACACCTCTGTGTTTTCGACTTTTATCATGCCAAGCCCTCCATAAATGCCGTCATAACTGCATCTGCTGCTTCATCAAATTGAATCAAACACCGCTTAAACAATTCAGTCTTGAAAGATGCCATTGTGCGATCATCCATTGCACCTTTTTCACGCAGTTCCAAAAGTTGCTCGTTCGTAAGCATTGACCATAGCAGTTCTAATGTTTCATCGCTCATTTCCAATTACTCCTTTTCGTATTCTAATTCAATCAGCCGCTTTATCGCTGCTAAAGCTGTGTCAATTGCCACAACATCAAGGCAAAAAGCGTTATCTTCTTCGTCTTCAAAATCAGCTGCAAAGCCCTCACGGTCGCAACGTAAGTCTTCCAGTTGCCCGACTGCATTTATCAATTTTTCAATGGACAGCTGATTCTTTTTAGTTTCCAAATCACCTTCGTACCAAATCGAACTCCCATCTTCACAAACCGCAATTGCCGTTATATCTGGCTTGAGGGCAACTGCTGCGACAGTCATACGAATCTCCTCTGATTCAGCACAGTTTGTCCCGATAAATGTCATTGATGCGGCATCTGCATACTTGTCAGCAATCTCAACAATCAGCTTTTTCATGTTTTGCCTCCTGATTTAACTCCATCAGTTTTTCCATGTACCACTCCGCCTTTTCAATATCCTCTGGACCATTCTTCCGATCTGCACGAAAACGATATTTATATACGTTGCACATACAAAAGCACCGTACAGCATCCACGCCAAACAAAGCAATCATCTCGTCAATACACTCATACTTACCTTGATAGTGAACCGGATGATTCACATTGTCTGGTGCTTTCTCTATTGGAATACTCTCTTCTGTATTTTCTAACGGGATGAAACAGTCATACTTACCCGAAAGATTTATACAACGCCTGCACGGCTCCGCTGCTGTTCCTTGTTTACAAAATTGACAATTCAAACAAATAGCACGCATTTTTCAATCATCGCCTTTCAGTTCTTTCTGACAGAAACCAGAACAGCATATCCCTTCATCTGTTATCTGTATTGTTTTCTGCCCCGTATTCTCGCAAACAATGCCACCCTGTTTCTGCGTAATAACCGCAGCAGGTGTCCGGATGACTCTTGTGTTTTTGGACTGGTTTGCATATTTGCAGTTTACACAATCGTTCATTCTGCCTGTCCCCATTCAAAAATTTCTCCAGTTGGTTTCTCATTGCCCCACCGCAATTTTCCATCTCTTGTTGCAAACCAGATATTTTCTTTCGGAATCATTCCGAAAATCCCATACAACGCTTTTTCAATCTCACTTGCATTGTTAAAGTCACGAAATACATTCAACTCTGTCGGACGATCTCCGGTTCGATCTGTCAAATGATGCTCTTCGCAAGCCTGCAAAAAGGCATCAGTGTTAGAACTGTTCGTCTGTACCCATACGTCACCGGAAATAAACCTGTCCCAATCAAAAGCCGTTTCCGGTGCAGAACCCATACAATCAAGCAGCCGCTCCAAAGCCAATTTTGCACCAAAGGCAAAATCAAAAGCATCCTCCGGACAGCACCTTGCAATGCTTGCGTTTACTTTCTTGCCGTTAACATACTGTGTAGCCATCACTGCGTTCCCATTTTGCAAAATGACAACCTTTGTTTCTTTTTCAATCTTCATTATTTTTGCTCCTTTCATTGAACGGTTGAGGCAGTGACATCCAAGCCAACACCTCATAATTTTCGTCTTCATCAGTTATTTCAAGAATCTTTGAGTAATCCCAAAACTGCCAGTAGTTATTGCCACGCTGCCCATAGTATGTATTACTAAAATCCGTGCATCTGTTTCGGACCGTTATCAATACTTCAGTAAACAGCTTCGGAAGGGAATCTCTCACGCTTATCCAGCCCAATCTTCTATCCCTCCATATATGCCATACTTTTTTCGCAGATCATTGCAGTACCTTTTCAAATCGATGGCATTCATCGTCAATGCAGCGTAGTACGGCGTAAGAATTTCACGCTCAATCGATCGAATTCTACCGATAGATTCCGGACTACCGTCATACTTTTCCAATGCTCTCCGATAAGCAGAGAATTCACTTCTCAGAATTTCTGCAGCCAAGCGAACATATCCATTGTCAACGGAACCACAGCTTTCCTTTGGGTCACAGTTGACGGGAGTTTCAATTCTCTCACGTTTTAGTTTCTCACGATACTGTTTTTGGTAGGAAAGTATCTCTTTCCGTCTCTGCTGGTATCGTTCTTTGCTACGTTCAGATCTGCAAGCTGCACAAATACGATGAATTTTTCTCCGTTCACCAGTTTGTTTGTTGCGGTCAACAAACTCCCAGAGTGGTTTTTCTGCACCGCATTGTCTACAGATTCTATTCATGTTGTAACCGCCTTTCTGCCATTACAGCAGTTCCTTATCCAAATCAATACCATACTTTTCTTTCAAGTATGTAAGACAGTCCAGCGTAGAATACTGATGGTTCAAAATCCCGACCCCATCCATTAGCTTGAAATGGTCTTTTACGCCATCCAAAACAGACCGCAGTCGCTTTTCTCCAAATCCGAACTCTTTATTGAGTTCCACCATACAAACGGACATAAACTGGGGAAGAACATCTTGAATTACCGATTCATAAATCTGATCTTTCTTTTTCTGATATTCTTCCTCAACCCTTTGACGGATTTCGCTTTCTCCGATTGTGATAAGCCTTGCTTTCATTGTCCTTACGCTCCTGTTCCATTCTGCCAAGTTCCCGGTTCAGCTTATAGTCAATCATACTGTTCAGTGCATCACCGTAGCCATCTCGGACAAGGTAAATCCGAATTTGCTCCAAGGTAATCAGCAAATCGCCGGTTTCCTCCACGAGATGATTCATTTGCAACGAATTTCCGGGATACCGTTTGATTTTCTGAGCTGCTTGAATGAACTCCGCTGCCTCCTCAACAGTCTGCTCCAGCTGCCTTTCAAAAGTTCTGGCATCTGTTATTTTTGCAATTACGTGCATCTGTTCCGTTGTCATTTTTATTCATTCCTTTCGTCATTCCCTGTTTTATCAAAGGTTCAGTAAAGTCCGCTAAGGGTCTCTAAGAATTCTCGGTTTTCCGATAGCCATTCACTGGCTCGTTCTGGATTTCGATATTTGTGGTGTTGCTGACCTTGATTTTTTGCTTTCTGAATATCCTGCTGACACCATCGAAACAGTGTTGCATAATGATTGCGATAGTGCTTTCCAGTCGATGCCATGTAGCTGGATAAGCTGCTGATTGTCTGCGGCAATTGTGTCCCATACAATTCTGACAGTCGAGCAAATTCGTTCTCTGTCAGCCGAACATTCTGAAAATCACCGAATGTTTTCTTTTCCGAGCGTGCGTCTCCCTCACATAATTCAAAACCTATTGATTCTCTTGTAGTATTATACGGTCTGGTTTTTTGACTGGGGGCATTCCTCTTTTTTGGCTGAGGGCATTCCGTTTTTTTGACCGGCTGGGTAAATTTTTTAGGCCTTTCAGCCTTTGTTTCAACATTCTTTCCACAGCCGCTTTCCACTTTTTGTGGAGAAACACGCTGTTCGATTGCGGTTAAATTTACCCGATAATGATTTCGCAAACCACCGTCATCATCCCTTGTCTGACGTTTCAAAATATACCCCAGTTTTTCAAGCTTGTTCAGAGCATTCAAAACCGTCTGCTTGGTGCATCCAGTCGTTTCAGCAAGGTAGGCAAGACTGCCGGAGCATTCATTTTCACCGTTTTCGGAAAAGCCATAGATCACTGCATACAGCTGTAAAGTTGTCCCTTTCAGCTTTAGCCGGTTAATCATCCAGCCGTAAACGGTATAGTAATTTCCGTCTTTCATCTTTCCTCATCCACCTTTCTGATTTGGAGTAATTCCACTCGTTCCTCATTCAGCAACTCATGAAACCGTTCACGAGCATCCTTTTCATTTTCTGCGAGTACCGTATAGATTCGCTCTACTCCCATGTCCGAAAGATAGCAGCAAAATTCATACTTTTCTGTAGCCCGCACAATAACCCTTTTGTTGTTCTCCATAGTGATTCACTCCTAACCATTTATTTTACTTTTCAAGATGAAAAGTAAGTTGGATGTCGCTGATACGCTCAACGACTCAGAAGCGTGTTGCAATCGCTATCTGCAACGGGAAGCATGATTTTCCAGTCATGAAAACGTGCAGCCACCAATGCACGGTTTTAAAGTCAGCCGACACCGTTGCTTTACATCCACGGTCTACGGATTGCTGGCAGGCTTGGGTCGGGATACGCTCCCGACGGGCGTTGGTGGATGCTACGGAATTGCACCGCACAGCAAGACAGAGGAAACGAAATAGACAATGCTCCCTGACGGAGACAGCTGTCACGGAGTTGCACCGTGCATTGTCCAGAGGCTTCATATCTCGGCTGGACAACTAAGACGCATCCCATTATGCGGTGATTCGCTCACCGCAAAGCGTAGTATAAAGGCAAAGTTAGGAGGTAATTGCCTACGATGCTGCCACATCGCCCCCGTGTTGCCGATAGGTCAGCAGGTGTTGTATTTTCTCCCTTACGGGCAGTGGGTCGGGATACGCTCCCGACGGGCGTTGTTAGGTAATCACCTATGGCATTCGGGGAGGGTTAAACCCCGTGGGATGCAGTTCCATTTTCTTTCGGGAGGATACTGCTCAAAGCCTCCATTCGGTTCTTGTAAACGATAACCGAACTACCATCGGCGTCTGCTTTCGCATATTCCACTTTTGTCGTAAGTACGCACTGTGACTGGCAAATGCTCTTTTGGCAAGTCACATTTTTACTGGGGTCGCACAAGTATAACGCACTTTCTTTCTGATGCTCTTTCATGGTTTCAATCTCCCTAACTACAATCTTTTAACGATTACTGCCTAAAATTTAACGATTACTCTTAAATTTTAACGATTGCTTTTTAGCAATCGTGGCTGAAAAATAAAAAATGCCTGTCCACGCAACGAACTGAATCGTTACGTGAACAGGCATTTGTCAAAAACCAGCGTATTTTCGGCACTTTTTCTGTTTGGATATAAAAAAAGCACTTAACCTTTTGTATCAAAGGTTAAGTGCAGTTATGGTGGAGGCGAGGCGTGCAGTGGTATAACCACTTATTTGCAACCTTTCAAAATGGGAAAAGTCCGAAATTGCGTAGATTTCTTACACTTTTTACTTAATCGATTTAACTTGGTTACGAAGTTAATGCGTTAATGGGTTAAACGTAGTTACGATAAAAAAGAAACTCTATTCTCGTTGCTTCCACTAATAAAAAAGCACAGCCTGTTTTTAGACTGTGCTTATAATCCTACATCATAAAAGGCTATCTCGTCACTTGTTCAATCTTGCAAGTATGATGCTTCTCCTTATCATAATTCACGCCAACCAAAAGAATTTCACCGTGATAATTCTGCAAGCAGTCCAGGTAGTCTTTCTTCTTAATCTGCTCTATTGCCTCTTCTGCGGAATGTCCCCATTTCAATTCCACAATCATGGCTGGCAGATTGCAATTTCGATTCGGCTCAAATACAATGTCTGCAAAGCCTTTTCCAGCTGGCATTTCTCGGTGCAAGGTGTAGTTCTTTTGAGCGGAATAGTATGCTAAGGAAATCACACAGGACAGAGCATTTTCATCGTTGTATTTCAAGATCGATGCATTTGCTTGATGTGCCTGTTCAATCAGTTCCGCAACTGTTTGTTCGTCACCGGAAAGTGTGGCTTGCAGCAACTTTTCAGAGGTTTCCAAAGCTGTTACAACACTTCCCCACCCCATCACTTTTACGGTGCTGATAAACTGTTCCATCACTTCATCATTTGGAATCCAAATTTCTTTTGTCTCTGCATTATAAGTTAAATAACCCAAATGCACCAACAACGTCAAAACATCATCTTTTGTTGCAAACGTAACCATATCATTGCTAAAGGTAGTCGTATCAATTTTTTCTTTTTCTCCTGCAAGCAGCTTCAAAATAACATCCTGCACGCCAAATTCGTTGGATTGAATATAGATTTTCAAAGCCTCATAGGTTTCTGTTTGTGTCCAGTAGTTGCTAAATTTTCCACGCAGCATGGCTTCTACGACAGACTTTGGATTGTAAATCGAAACGCCATCGACACAATATCCATCATACCATTTCTTTGTTTCAGAGAATGGCATGTTGTATTGCTCACAAAGCTGCTGGACTTCCTGTTCTGTAAATCCAGTGAATTCTTCGATTGGAGAGGCATCGGTCATAGAATACTCATAGAATACATTGATGGCAGAGTGTTCCCCATATTTTTTAATAGGCAGAATGCCAGTCATGTAGGCAAGGGCAATATAGCTTTTGTCTTTTAACAAGTTTCGTAGAAAATCCAGATAATCTTTCTGCGATGCAGCATCACTTTTATGCACTCGAAAAATACAATCCCATTCATCGATGATAAAAACAAACGGAATTTTGTACTGTGCAAATGCCTGTTCCAATACTTTGACCAGCGTTTTTCGCCGGGGCATTCTAAGGTCTGAAAATTCTTGCTGCAACTCATCCAACAAATCATCCTCTACAAATTGAATCAGTTGCTTCATATTTTCCGATTCTGTCAAGTAATCTCTCATATTCAAATGAATGACATTGTATTGATTCAGATGCTTTTCAAAATCTGGGTGTGTTGCAATTTTTAGCCCTTGAAACAGCTCTCTGGAATCACAGCCACGGCTATAATAAGCGGTCAGCATATTGGCTGCCATGGACTTTCCAAATCGTCGTGGACGACTAACGCAGATGTATCCTTGCTCTGTATTCAGTTTCTTATTTGTATATGCAATCAGTTCTGTTTTATCAATATAGATTTCTGAATTTAAGCTTTTCTGAAAATCAACATTTTCTGGATTCAAATAAATACCCATGATCGTTTCCTCCTTGCTGTAATTCCAATTCTTTTTTCTTATTATATCACAGCAAAGAGGAAAAAGCAACTTTTTCATGCACAAAAAGCTCCGGATTCCCCATCCATTGGACAATCCGGAGCTTTCTCCTTATAACCACTTAGCAGTAGTACGTATTCGTTGAACCTTTCTTTTTTCCTCTATTCAGATGTGGCAACATTCCCTGGTTGTACAACCTACTGATCGCCCTGCCGATTCTGCATTTATCTCCACGAGATAATAGCTGGTACAGCCCAGGACGATGCATTTCAATGATGTCCCGCACCCGAAGCTGCTTTCCATATGTGTTTTTGCATCTGATCACGCATGCAATCGCCATCCGAGATCGTCTTGCATTCGTGTAGTTATACGTTAAATAAAACATCGCATTCGTTCCTTTCATCCATCTATATTCAATTCTTCTCCGCTGCTGCTCAATTGCTGTAAAATATCCGCCGTGGCTTGTTCTTTCTGCATCTCCAAATTGGAAAGAATCTTTATCCGCTGCCCGACAATCCCATTTGGAAATGGTAGTCCTTTTGTATGCAACAGTTCTTGCAATTCTGTATCCGATATTGTCGCTGTTCCACTGTTGGTATAGCTGCAAGAATCCTTCTTGTCCCGTCCCAGCAGTTGCAGTTCATAAATGTCAAACGCTTCATTTTGTAGCCGTATGCCGGTCACCAATGCTTCTGTTTTCTGTGTGTAATCTGCAAATAAAAATTCCATTGGTTCCTCCGTTATTGCAAGTGAAAGTATGCTTCTGTTTCCTTATCAATGGGTACACCCTCACAAAATTTCACAGTAATATCCTCTTTCTGAATTTCAATGTCTTGAATTGCAGCAGTTTTCAAGGCAGATGCTTCCGGTGATTTGACATGACTCATATAATGCTTGAACTGTTTGACCAGTCTACAGTAAGTATCTTCGTCTACAGTCGGGATTTCTGTTTTCTTGTACGCCAATTGTTGTTGCAGGGTTTTCAAGGTTGTTTCGTTTTGCTGAAGCTTGTTCAGAATTGTGTCCGAGCCTTTCCCAGTTTCCAGATAGGCTGTCAAATTTTCTTGTGCCGTTTCCAATCCATGGATCTGATTCATCAGACGATTTTCTTCATCCGATTGGATGTGTCTTTGGATTGCCAGTTTTTCATGGATCTTCTGCAGCAGTTTTTCTTTGTTCTCTGGACTGAAAATGCACTGCTGCAAAGCATGGAATACAAAATCATTCAAATGGTCTGTTCTGACGCTTTTTCCATCACAACCGCAGCTTTTTCTGTACTGCAAATACTTGTGCCCATTGCTGTAGTTCATATTTCCGGAATATGCCTTTCCGCAACTGGAACAATGCAGATACCCATTCAAAGCATAGTAGTTTTTTCCAGTTCTATGAGTCTGTTTGGTTGCATTCTTCCGCATGTTCTCTTGTGCTTTTTGGAAATCTTTTTCCGAAATGATTGCCGGCATGCCGTTGGGAATCTGGATGTATTGTGCTTTCTCCTTGTGAGAATTTCTCCTGCCCTCAGAATCTTTTGATTCTGTGCGGTCGTATACGTAAGTGCCCATGTACTTCTGATTTTTCAAAATGCTGTTGATTGCTGATTTGGAAAAGTCATTTCCATTAGCAGTTTGATATCCCTTTTGCTTCAGCGATTTTTGAATGTAGTCATAACCCATTCCCCTTAGATACAGCCGAAAAATATCCCGAATAATGGGAGCGGTGTTTTCATCAATTTCATAAAGTCCGACCTCATTGACCCGATAACCCAGCGGCGGAAGTCCGCCTAAATGCCGACATTGTTTCGCTGATTCCAGTTGTGCTGCCCGGGTATTTTTAGAAAGCGTTTCTGAATATTCTTCTGCGACTGCGGCCTTGACCGTTGTAATCAGCTTGTTATACGATTTGCTGGCAGTATCTGTACCGTCTGTGACTGCAATCAAGCGAATGTTCTGTTTTTCAAAGAAGGTAAGGTCTTCCAACTGGTGAGCCGCATTTCTGTGCAGCCGATCCAATGCTCTGACCACAATAGTTTTTGCTTGAACGGTTCCATTCTGAATCTCTTCTTTCATGCGGTTGTATTCCGGACGATTTTCTGTGAATCGTCCGCTTTTCGCCGTATCAATGTAGAACTTTTCAATCTCCATATCGTGTGCAGTTGCATACTGTTCTATGCAAGTTGTTTGTGCGGCTACGCTGTTTCCATCATCTTGTGCATGGGAACTGTAGCGAATATATCCGATAATTTTCTCCATCCTAATTTCCTTTCTGATTTTTCTTTGCTTACAATGGCATCATCATTCTCTTTTCCGCCCTGTGCTATGGCGGTCGAATAACAAATATACGCATCTATTCTTCGCTTTCCTTTCTCAGAATTTGAATCAGCACGTCCGCTGCAAGGTCTAATAAGGGTTGTTTCGCAGTGTCCGCATGTTTTGTTTCTGCTGTTTTGCAATCATGGTAATAATACTGCTGTTCCGCTAATTGCTTTCTTGCTATCTGCAACTCTGTAATTTCCCGCATGGATTACAGCCTCCTCATCGTTCACAATATCCAGAACCGCATCACTGAACGGATTAGAGTTTTTGTATTTCTTTACGTTGGAATACACTGCATCGTCAATCTGACCAAATGCCGCATTGACTTTGTCAAGATCAAATCGGTATCCATAGCATGGTACGCCATCAATGCTGAGTTTTGTCTTTTTTCTTCCTTTCTCTGGTCGTATGATGAACCCTTCTTCTAAGAGTGCATCCACTGCAATTTTCGGTTCGGTGATGCCACATTTTGCAACGATGGCTGAAAAGGTTGTTTCAACCATATCCATTTTCAAAGGGGTTCCAGTTTTATCCGTTGTCCATTTGATACCCTTTAAGTGCCGATACTCAGAGCAGATGTAGTTGAAAATATTGGTTACTAAGTTCTTTCCCGGTGTAGCGGTCACTGCTGTTTGTTTGTGCAGTTCCTCACAAATATGACACAATGCTTCTGTGTCCATCTGCAATCCAACCGCATTCAAGAGATCAGCTGTCGTCAGAATTAAGGCGTAATTGTTTACCAATCTTTCTGTCAACTTGCATTTGCTTTTCTCAAATCGTTCTAACAGGGCATTCTTATGCAACTGGAACATCTGATGCACTTCGGTTGATTTTGCTTTCAACAGATTGTCTGCAAGCAATGTGCCAACGATTCCAAAATTTTTGCTGGAAAACACTTTAATCTGATCGGCATGCATACTGTCTTTCGTATAGGTACAATGTTCCATCGTCAAAATGCGGGCTGCCAATCCAAGATTTTCATTGCGAGTGAGATCCACCAGATATTCTTCTGCACTGAACAGGCAGGTGCAAAACCAAGAATTTCGTTCTTTCAGTGTGCTGTCCTGATTCAAGCGAAGCTTATCCTTTCCTTCTGCGAATGTGTAAATAAAAGCAGATTTGTTGATGTCATTCTGAATGGTAGATTCGTCATAACAAATCGGAACGCCGTGATGCCGACCCAAAAGATACAGCAATGCATTTTGCGTTCCATAGAACCCGGAAAACACCGTTTCATCATCGGGCGAACTGTACAACGAGGCAGCAAGCTGTAAAGCAGTTGTCTTCCCTGTTGAACTCGTTCCGACTAAGGACAATCCAAACGAAGCTACAGGAATTTTTTCAGTGTTGTGAAGATATGCAAGCACAGTTGATGTTGCTGCTGTGCAAAGTACGAATTGCAATGCTGCCATATCCTGTATCAACGCATTCAATTTGGAAAGGTATGCTTCCAAAGAAGGCTCCGAAAGATGCTGCAATAGCGTTTTAGATGCATCCCATGTCAAAACCTGATTCTTGTATTTCCATCCCAATGTCTGACTTGCATCCTGTACCGCAAAGTTGCGAAAAAGATGTTGCAGATGTAGCGACAATGCTTTATGTGCGTTGTTTGTCCTGCATACCGCAATGCCGTTGCTAAACAATGTCGAGCAGATTTTTTCGGGCAATAGGTTCTCGAACGGAATGCGAACGCATTTCTCGTCTTTTTCAATCTCCGCATAATGGCGATTCTTTGCATCCACGACAACCGCTCGAACAGTAAAGGAATCCGCAATCCATCTGGCAAATGGTTCAGACGTTCCAATTCCAATGTCAACCATCCCAGCTGAGGTGTGTACCAAATCAAAGGTACACATATTCTTGCCATTTCCAACGTTGTATTCTCTCGATTTGCACTTTAAGCGTGTGTACTCCGACACCGAAATCACAGCCTGTTCATTCATGCAGATGGTGAAATCTACAGGAACAACCTCATCTGCAAGGCTGCAATCTTTTTCGTATTCCATATGTCCTCCTCACCAAATTATGACTGCAAAAGTTGAACCTTTTTGATGTTGCAAAAACGCTTTTCAGTTTTCTTAGAAACATTGTTGGAAACTGTAATCTCAACTGACCGATCCAGCAGAGCATCTGTGTTGTCTGCATCGAGTGCCCGAAACACATTCGACCATGGATAAGATCCCAGTTCCTTGCTGCTGAAGAACTTAACCAATATGGTTCCATCTTCCATTTGAAACTTCATACAAACTTTGTCTTCTCCGTAGTCGAACACTGTCACAATCTTCGCTGAATAAGTGCCATTTTCGACAGCTAAAACCTCATTACTAATTACACGCATGATATTGATTCCTTTCTGTTGTTGAATTGCACTTGTCTGAACCTTTTGCAGGTTTTTTTCAAGTGTGTTCCAATTTTAGCACAACTTTTTGGAAATGTAAAGGCTGCAATCTTGACAGAAATGATGTTTTGTATTATAATAAAAACAGCGGAATTTCGGGATTTATTACCAACCAGAAAACTTTACTATTTTTCAGTTTTAAGTTCTTTCCATGGGATCCCTTGGGACTCTGAAGCTGCAAATAGCGAATTAGAATTGTTTGAAAAAATTGTAAATTCTGAAAATGGCTCTTTCTGATTGATTGCAATTGGATCGTTCCAATAAAGATTTCGCTCAGAAAGGACAATTGTTATATTATTAATTACATATTTGAAAAGAGGCTTTATAATGAATTCAAAATATAATTGGAATGAAATTGTAGAAGACAGCAAAAAAATAATACATGATACGACCAAGAATGGTAATAGAAAACTGATCAGTACGATGAAGGAACTTTATGACAGATTAAAATTCCAGTATGAAAAGAACGGAAAAGAGATTCCTAAATATGTTCTTTATTCTGAGAAGATTCGAAAGGAATTTAACATCGATCGTCATAAGAAAAACATCCAGTTAGAGTTATATCGGGCTGTAGCCGCACATGGAAAAATTCTTTTAAAAACACTTTCACAAAATATTACAATATCCTATCCCACCGTAGCAAGTCAGGCTGTCTGGTTATTTATTCGCCTTAAAGAGACAAAAGAAACAGAAGAAAAGAATATTTCTTTAGAAGATTATAACAGCCATTTTTATTATTTATCCAAAAGATTAAAAGAACAATTTAAAGATGAGATTCTCTTTCTCTCATTTGACACAGATACTGTGGTTCTTCTCTGCAAAGATGATTCTGCACGAAAAAAAATCATCCGCCATTTCAGAAAATTACATCCTCATTTGGAAATGTTTTAACAGGGGGTCAATATGGCAAGTAGATCCGAAACCGATAAAATCCATGAAAAAATTTGCGAGGTCACTGCAGAATATTTTCTCACACACAAAAAGGAAGCGTTTTTTTCTCTGTCTACACAAGAGATATATGAAGAAGTAAAGAAATACGCATCAAATGCAGTGAATTATGCGACACTCAAGTTCCCAGGATTCTTACAAGTACGAAAAATCTGGATTTCTTTTCTTTCTGAAAATCACCAATATACGCCGGGGGAACGACTCACTGTAGCTGTTTTATATCGTTTAATTTATATATATAAATACTATGACTATGGAATTATCAAAGATATATTAGAATACAATCATTATCATGTTCAAATGCATGATGGAGATCCCATTATTTGTGTCATCCCACTTCTTCCTGAAAAAATTTCAGATATTTATGCCAAAAATATCATTCATGGCAAGAAAGAAGCTATGATTCGCTGGAATTTCATTCGAAATTTATGTAAAGAAATCAAAAAAATAAATCCATCTCTTATTTTAGCAGTGATTCCACAAGTGAATCGGATGTCTTTTATGTGTAAAACTGGAAAGATAAACTGTCAAATACATGACCTTCCTCCAATCTATGATTCTCTCTGCATATTTATAAAGAACACTCCAGAAGGACAGAATTTGATCAGGAATTTCCCAATTTCCCATTCTGCCTTGGAAAGAAAGAGAAAAAAATAGTGTGAAAACACTCCTTTTCATGCGTTAAGGTTGTACTCGATCCGCATAATTTACTATAAGTAATTATATATTTATAATTATATTTGTAATCCAAAAAATAAAATCCCCTTTGCTTCCGACTGGTTAGCAAAAGGGGATTTCTTTCAATTTTTATGCGGTAGACTTAAGCTACACATCCTTCAAGCATATCAATATCTTCAAGAGAATCGTCCATGGAAATTCTATGTTCTTCAATTTCTTTTCCATATTCTTCAATTCCATTTGAACTTTCATGATTTAATTCATAGTATTCTTCTTTATCATTACTATCTTGAACATGCATAGATGAATGAACAATTAATCTATTTTCAAAGCATTCTTTAATTTCAAAATCTAATATATTATGATATATATCTGAAAAATCATCATGATACAAATCTGGATCATTTTCAAATGCTTGAAGTGTAGATAGTTCTATATATGGATTTAAAAAGCCATTATGATATGCTTCATTTTTTAATGTATAAGTAGAAAATGGAGCACTTTTCAATGAGGGAATAGATTCTACAAACTGCATAAAACTCATATTTATTTTATCTAAAATTCTGCTACTAAAAAATGCTAGCCCAGAAATATAGACATAACTCATATCTACTGCACTGATTTTATCTATGTAATCAGCTAATTCAATATTGCACTTATCTAAATAATCAAGATATTTATAATATTCCCAATAAAAATAAATTCTCTCATTTTTATCAATATCATCCTGCTGAATTCTATTACGAAGATTATTAAAGAAAATATGATTAAAATGTTCATGAATATACTGTGAAATCGGTTTATCTTTTACTTGTTTTCTTTCTTTCATAAGTTTTTGAGTAGCTTCTAAAGATAGAAAGTCATCGAATAAAATAGTTTTACCTGTAGTATCTCCATTTAAGATAAAATTAATATAGTTAGAAATCTGCTTATTTACTCTACTTTCAAATGAAAGTGCTCTGTATAAAATCCATATACCAATAGGAAGTAAGCAGAAAAAATACAACCAGAATGTACTGGAATATTCAAACAGGTCTGTAATAAGCTTTGCATAAAGACCATACAAGGAACAAAGTGCTACTATTTTGAATATTTTTTTAGCAAACGAACTTACTTTTTCTGCTATAAACGAACCAAAAAATACAAATATAACGAATACGGCAATCCCAATAACAAAATAAATCATTTATATGATTCTCCTCTAAGCAATATTAAGTTGCATGCATGCTTTCTCTTCTCTTTCTGCTGCAGTTTCAGTAATATCCACCATTTTTCCATCAGCCAATTGAAGAGCTTGTTCTCTTATGTCCGCTGGTATTTCATCTTCCGACACATAGGTTTGCTTTATCACAGTATTTTTTAAAAAAGTTCCATCCTCTTGCTTTGAATAGTTATAGGATATTTGTTGGTATTCATTTCCGACTTTTTTCAAAAATGTCTGCACACCAGCAACAATAACACGGAAAGTTGCTTCTACATACTTAATTGCATTATCTAACCATTTTGTAAGAAGTGTAAAAAACTTTCCAATTATCATTGCAAATTGACGAAGACCGTCTTTTACTTTCTCAAAAAAATCAACTGCCAGTGAAACAAGTTTTTTTAGCTTTTGACCTACCCAAGCTACTCCCTTATCGATCATCGATCCTAACTTTGAAAAAAATCCCATATTTACTCCTTTTCTGTTTTAATCTGAGGTGTTTCTACATCCAATTCAATGACCTCAGTTTTAATTTTTTCAAGTTGTTGTTGAGTTTCCTCATCTTCTGTAAATTCATTAAACTTTACTTCTCGATGTAATGGATACAATTTAAAATTTTTCCCTGTTTTAAATTGGTCTTTGAAATAAAGTGCTACATCAACATTTACAACAAAGGTTTCCTCATCAGATTTTGTTGCCGTAAAACGACACTTTCCACCAATATAAATCAACCCTTCTTTTCTCGCATAGCTAATGATCTTCTGATCCACATCTTCTCCTGTTTGTTCAAGAAATTCATTCCACATTACAGGATTTTTTGATGCGGCACCTATCTTGTTAGATTTTCCCATCAACGCTTCAAGTATTCTATCCATTTTCTACCTCACTGATAGTTTTTCAAAAGTTGTTCTTCAATATCTTTTGTTAATTCAAGAGAATCACTACTTTCTTGTTCCATTCTTTCATAAATTTCCTCAGGAATTTCATTAGAAGAAATTTCTCTTGTAACTTCTGTTACCTGCCATTTGTCACCCACTTTGGAGTAGTTCTTAGATATTTCTTCCCCAATATTCTTATGAATATTAGAAATAAATGTTTTGCAGCCAATTAAAACACCTTTTACAATTTTTTTAGCAATATTCCCAATCTGGGAAATCCATTTTATAATGCTATCATAAAACGCATCCAACAATGTCAAAATTGTACAAGCTCCAACAGCAGCAAGTATTGAAAACAATATCATTTTAATTCACCTCTTTTGATCGATTTACAATATCTTTTGGTACTTCTGATTCTGGAATTATCTCAGATTTTGTAATTTTAATATCTCTATTTGCTCTCTTACTCTTGATAATTTCCTCAACAGCTTCTTCAAAATTCGTTTGTTTCACAAATGTTTCTTGATTTTTTGCTGCTTTTAAAGCAGCTTTCAATACTGCATTGGAAATATCACTGCCACTTATACCATCATATTTTTGGGAAATTTCAGAAATATGAAGATCTGTCGGCATTTCTTGAGGAATATACATTCGCCATAATTTTTCTCGTAACTGCTCGTCTGGTAAATCAAACCGAATATGATATTGGATTCGTCGCATAAATGCCGGATCATAGTTACTAATAAAATTAGTAGCAAATATCACCATTCCCTCATAGTCGTTTAGCAATGTTAATAAAACAGAACGTGTCTGATTTACACTAACATCAGTTGAACTTGACATATTTGTTACACGTTTGCTCAATAATGCATCAGCTTCATCAAAGAAAATGATAATATCTTTTTCCGAAGCTGTTCGAAATAGATTAGTCAGGTTTTTACTTGTTTCTCCTACATATTTGGACTCAATGTCTGCATAATTAACACAAATCATTTCCTTCTGTAGTGCATTTGTAATCGCATGAGCTGCCATTGTTTTACCTGTTCCTGGTTCTCCATAAAGGTTAATGAATAAACTCTTTCTCTGCTTCATTACAGATTGCAAATTCCAGTCAACAAAAACTTTATTCCAATATTCTTTTGCTTTAATAACTGTTTGAAGTTCATCTAAATTTCTACTTGACAAAACTAGATCTGAAAGTTGATATTTTGGCTTAGAAGCCATAAAATTTACCAATTGTTTTTCTGTTTGTGATTGCCTGGAGGGAATCGATTTATCCTTTGTTGGCACCAATGGCATTCAAATCACACTCTCTTTCTCATCACTTGAATGGTTCACAGCAATGAATTTATTAATCTTATTATAAACCATATTCTTTCTGTTGTCAAGTCGTTTTTTATTTTATTTTATTCAATAAAATCACTTTTCAACGATTTTTACGATTTATAAACTCCACATTTTTTATTATACAAAAGGTAGCAGACACCCGTTTGTCCGTTCAAAAACAATTTACAAAAATCGACGAAAAAAATCCGCTGCAAATCAATACAGCGGACTCTTTCTTTACCGGCTTAGAGCACTTTTAATCAGTACTCTTCCGCCAACAGCATGGTGCAGTGCTCACTATCATCGATGATGTACACCTTTGCTGTAACTGGCTTTTGTGCCTTCGCAATGTATGTCATCTCAAACTGCGGCTGTTCCGAGGTATGGTGCACAATCTGCAAACCGTTCTCCTCGCTGAGCCGAAACACCTGCAGGTAGTCTTTCGGCTGTGGCATGTTGTCCACTGCATCCCAAAGAAACATTTGCAAGTACAGCGGTATCTCTGCATCCACGCCTCGTGTCAAGTATCTGCCTTTTGATTTTTCAAACATATTCTTTACTCCTTTACTTTGGAATCAAATATTTCGTACAATTCGCCTCGACGCATAGTAATGGTTTCTGTCAACTCCACTACGCCAAACCCCACATCCAAAACAATGTCGAAATCATAGGGTCGTACATGAATCGTCTTTATGAACTGCTGAATGAATGTGCGAAATTTTTCGGTGTTTCGTTTTAGCTCTTTCCACTGAGTATGCAGGTATGCAACATCTTCATATTGAAGTGATTCCAGCAGCTTTAGCTCGTGCAGTCTGGTTTCCAGTTTTGCTTTCTCATTCTCTAACTGTTCCGCTCGCTGGAGTAAGTCATCTGTAAAGATGCCCTTTTCGACTGCCTTGGTGATATTGGCAAGACTGTCTTGTATTTTAGCATATTGTGCAGAAATTGCCTTATGGTTGGAATCAAAATCGTGATTGAACTTCTGCACTTGTTGATTCACCTTAGCAACCGCTCGCTTTAGATTTTTTGGCTTCAACCTTTCTCCGATCAGCACAGCAATATACGCATCCAGATAATCCTTATTCAGTTCCTTGTTGTTGCACATCGCCCGATGCGTATTGCATCTGTAAGTAGCAAGCCGTATCTTATTCCTGCCGCTGAATCGCAAGTTCCCGATCATCCGCTTTCCGCAGACATCGCAAACCAACTTTCCAGTCAACAGGTAAAACTCTTTGCTGTGATAGCGTCCTGCATTTCGCTTATTCTTCGCCTTGATCTGCTGCACCTGTACAAACAGCTTTTTCCCGACAATTGCCGGACAACCACCTTCGATGCGGATGTAGCTGTCCTTTTGGGCGTGGTTATTCCGCTTGCCGTCTGCTCTTGCAGCTGCCTTATTGAACACAAAAACACCAGTATATTTCTCATTGCTGAGTATCTCATAAAGGCTATTCTTCCCGAATATTTTACCTCGTTTTGTCTTGTATCCATGAGCATTGAGTCGCTCGATAATTTCACTGTAACCGTGACCATCTGCAAACATTTGAAAGATAATTTTTACCGCTTGAGCCTCCCATTCATTGACAATCAAGTGGCGATTTTCATCCAAATCATATCCCAGCGGTGGACAACCGCCAGTGTGTTTGCACTGCAGAGCGGTTTCATTCATGCCTTTCATGACTTCTCGAGCCAGATTCTTGCTGTAGTACTCGGACATACCCTCCAAGACAGCTTCCATCATAATGCTTTCCGGGGAATCATCCATACGTTCCAATACACTGCAAAGCTTGACGTGGTTCTTTTTCAACTTCTTTTTGTAAATGGCACTGTCATAACGGTCTCTTGAAAAACGATCGAGTTTATGCACCAGAACGATGTCAAATATCCCTTTACCGCTGTCTGCAATCATCTGCTGAAACTGCGGTCGATTGTCTGTTGTCGCTGACCTCGCCTCATCGGTATAGGTGGAAACCACCTGCCAATGGTTCTGTTTGCAGAACTGATTCATGGCTCGTATCTGTGCATCGATGGATTCGCTTCGTTGATTGTCACTGGAAAACCGGGCATATTGTGCTACTCTTGGTATGTTCAGCATGTTACTACCTCAATTGGCAAATAGATGTCCTCACCATAGCTGTCACCAACGATTCTGACACCATGCAAAAACATACTTTTTTCCAAGAAAAGCACTTCTACAAATTCCATCTCACTGATTGGAAAGTTTGTAAATTCTTCCAATTCCAGTACGATAAAACAGCCGATGTCATTCAGATTTTCTACTTGGTATTCCTGCATCATTGTTTCTGCTTTTTTTCGAATGTGCATTTGCAGAGCAGCGTTTTCAATGTGGTTCATTTCCTGTAAGTTAGTTACTTTTATCATTTGATTTTCTCCATTTCATAGGGCTCTAACACCCATTCTCTTCTGACTAATGGTGTGAGCGGATGACAAGCATTCTTCCCAATTTGGTACATCTTGTTGGCATGCTGCTTTATCAATTCCAGCAGATATTTCTGTCGTTTTCGCACTCGCAAAGTATTCTTTCCAATCGTCCCCCAGGCAATGATAATGGCATCACTCATTGCAGCGTACTGCTGTATGATTTCATCTGCTTCATTGTCAATTAGTTCATCATCACCATTGAACCGCAAACACAATTTTTCCATGATTCTGCTGTACAGATTCACGATATTGATACTGCCAAAGCCTAACTTGCTGACATTATTCAGAACCAACATCGTTGTCATATCAAAGTTGATGGTATCTGCTGTGTTCGGATTAATCATGATAACCATTGCCGACGGCTTTTCGTTGTTCCATTCTTTTCGTAGAAGCAAGCGATGCTCTTTGTTGTCTGAAAAGATGGCTTTGCTCCGGATAATTGTGGTTTCTTCTAACATCAAATTTCCCTCCAGACAAAAAAGCAGAAGTAAGTTTTTCTCTTACTCCTGCCCACTCTTTACTTTTTCTTGATTACTTTCAGAATTGCTGCAATACAGATCACTACTTCCACTGCTGCTTCAATTACCAGCTTCATGACGCATCCGCTCCCTTCTTTATCATGATTGCTACCGCTGCGACACCTTCCGCCACAATGGTCAAAATTACACCTGCAAGGAATCCTTTCATTCTGCATCCTCCTGTTCTAATACGCTGATTTCTGCCAATGCATCTTCTAACAAACAAGGATTCATCAGCATTCCTTCAATTTCATCCGCTGAAAATCCATAGTCCAACAGCAAATATACATCTTCCTCCGAAACGCCAAACATCTGGCAACATTCCAACAAAAATTCTTCCTGTTCTTCTGTTTCATACCAATTATACGGATTGAATACTGAATGCGTATAATCTTGCATTGCAAAAGTGGTTTTACTAAGTTTTCCGTTCGATGCAATTTCTAAAATTTCGCCCTCTGAGATTTCAATTTCACACGGATTTTTCATCATATGAATTTTCTGCAAAGCGTTGTTCAAGATGCTTTTTGTGCTGGCATAGATGTACAATCCCAGTGCAGGAAAATGGTATAAGGTCAGCGGATTATTGCCTTTTACCAGAAACAGCGTATTGTCATTTCTCAAAATCGTAAAGACAAAACTACCTTCTATCAATTCTGCCATTTTCTTGATGCTTTCTGTATGCAGCTGCTTTTCTTGCTCCAACAATTGCACGGCAACATAGCTGTCCGTTTCAATCGGTGTTTTCGGCAGATGATACTTTGCTTTCCATTCAGCATCATTGTACAGCACGCCGTTATGTGCAAGGGCAAATGTTTCCGTGCCACATCTTCCATCAAATGGATGGTTATTGTAATTGTATTTTTCACTGCCCTGTGTTGTCATTCTGGTGTGTCCGACGACCGCTCTTGTGTTTCTGGGAAAATACAGCTTCACTTTATGAGCCGGCTTCGCTTTCTTGAATGTCACCACTTTTCCATGATTCACATAGCTAATTCCGGTGGCATCTGTTCCCCGAACTTCTGCCGCAATCGAAAGATTCTGAATCAGCTTTTTCAAGATGGCATTGCTCACTTTTCCCTTGTAGTCGAGATAGCCAAATACTGCACACATCTTACATCTCCTCGCTTTCTGTCACATACTCATTGACGTATAATCTTCTTTCTTTCAGATACTGAATCAGTTCCGGCTCTTCGATGGAACTCACAAATTCCGACCAACTCATGGCATCGATTCCTTCTTCAGAGAAAGAAATTGCCACATCGCAAATGTGATTGACCATCTGCAATGTGGCGATGAAAGTATTGTATTTGAGCGTGCCTCGAAACAAGCGAAACTCAATGGTATGGTAGTTATTGAGATTGACTGCAACATATCTGCCATTGCAACCATTCTTCGCTTTCTCTAAAATTTGTTTCCCAGTCTTATCGAAACCAAATCTTGCACTCCAGCGACTCATGTTGTAGCTACTGCGTCTGCTGAACGTGAACAATTCGTTCCAGTGTTTTTCCACAAAGAACAAAATCCGGCTAATGACATCTTCTTGTTCTGCCTGGTTGTCACCAAAAGCGTTTCGATTGACGTGAACGTGCAAACCACAAGTACTGGTCTGATGGGAACGATAGCCCATGGAAACTGCCTCTCGAAAAATTTCTTTCCAGTTCATTTCTTCTATATGGTAATCCAAAGTCATGGGGTGAGAAACGATTCCAAATCCATCGTCCAAACTGCCATCTGACTTGATGTAGATGGTTTCAAGCTGTGCATTTCCAATACTTTTCAATCTATAGGCGTTATCGTTGTCCTTGCCTCCGTCATCGACTTCCAATTCCACGCCGAAATATCGTTTTCCATCTCCATAGAAAATGGGCGTAGGTTTGTAGCTGTAATCTTCGATTTCATCCTCCAAATCCTCATAGCAACTTTCGCAATATGGCAGATCATCGTGCCAATAGCAGTCGTCATCCGATATGATTCGGTCACAGGATTCACAGCGGTGATAATGTGCATCAAAACAACTCTGGCACAAAAAGCTGTTATCGTCGGTCACGCAGTCTGTTGTCCAGATGATTTCACCGCAGTGGTCACATGTGATGCAGTGGTCAGCAACACAATCATCGCAGAGCAGCTCGTCATCCACATATGTTCCTTCCTCCTCTGCAAGTTCCATGCCACAGTAATCACAAATTCGTACTTCTTCCAT